ATTGTTTCTTCCGTCCAGGTCATAGCTCTAGGGTAGTTTGGTTGCTCTGCTCTTTGCGCAGTTTTTCAATCATGCGCTTAGCCTGAGCCAGTGAAGCTATGGCCGGGTTACTACGTATAACCAGTTGTCCCCGGTCGGTTTGGGCTTCAATGATTGCACCGTGCTTTTCAATGCTCGCTTCGCAGTCAGCTTTGACGCGTAGCCATATTTCTAGTTCCTGTTTCATAAAAAGGGGAGTTTGAGGTCGTCTTGATGGAGTAAAGACGAGGCTGACGCGGAATCGGGCTGGTCAGCGTTAGAGTTGGACCCCACCCCCCAAACCTCGGCCGCGGTCTTACGTCCATGGCATCGTATGCATAGTATTTGTATGTTCTTAGAGTTCCAACGGTCACCGCCTTGCGTTAGTGGTTGTATGTGGTCAAGGTGTAACTCCTTCCCTTCAGGTGTACAGCCACAGCTAGCGCACTCACCGCCACGCCTTGCTATGATTGCAGCTCTAAACTTGCGCCACTTATTGCTTTTATATAGGTTTTCCTGAAAGTAGTTAACCCTTGTGGGTTTGGCTTTGTGCTTGAGGTACTGCATATTAGGTATTATTTAGGTTACTATTGGTTAACTACTTTCATTAAATAGGTACAAAACATTTACCGTACTAGGTAACCTATATATATATTTATATATAAAAGTAAGTAAGTAGTTAACCATAAGGGATACATAGCCTGTATTCATTGGGGTTCGCATTGGTTAACTACTCTATTAAAGTAGTTACCTAGTAGTTAATATGGTTAACCGCGCGCACAGTACGCTGGTTCCCGTGGGTACGGTTAAGCTCTAAGGGCAGGCCAAGGGTCTTAATAAGGGCACGCATCTTATTGCGGGCAAAAGGTCGGTTATTGCTGTCCACACAGTAAAGGCAGTAACCGCTATAAAACTGGTTAAAGGTAATTTCCTCGTTTTGCTTCATTACTAGCCCCTCTTCAAAATAAGATTGCAAGCTATTTACGCTAGCCCTGTACTCCCTTAATTCCGTGACGTTGCTAGGCACCTCAGTAAAGCCGTTTTGCTGCATTAAGCGTTTTAAGCCTATTACAGCCCAGTTAAAGATACCGGGCAGCTCTTTGTACAGTTTGCTTTGCAGCGTCCAGTCCTCGCTGCCAATAAAGCTGTTATTAAGGGTCAGTACAACCAGGCGCCTAAAGACGCCGTTACTGGTATCGTCTATGTTCGGCAGTCCATTGGTTGCAAATGTCAGCTTAGCCTTTGGCGTAAAGTCAAAAGGCTTTTTATATTTCGGGTTTGCGGTTAGCACTTCCTGCGCTACTGCTTTCTTTATTCCTGTCGTCGCCGAGGTTTCACGGAAGCTTATTTCCGTGCTGCAATTGACCCAGCTATCCGCTAGGCGTTCTAGGCCACGCTGCTCCCCAAACTCACCCCACTCTAGCCGCGTTACCTTTGGCACCATAGCGGCTAAGGTATCTAGTATTACGCTTTTACCGTTGCCTCCGTCGCCGTATAATACCAGCGCTTTGTGGTAGTTCAGGGATCTACTTAGGCAGTAACCAAACCACTCCTGTAAAAATAGGGTCTTTTGCTCTTTGTCGCTATCGCCTGCAAAAGCCTGCCCAACAAACTCCAGCCAGCGCTCAGGCATTGCTTTGCTTTTGTAGGCAAAAGGCATCAGGCCAGTAATACGGTGCTCACGTATTTGCGCGACGTCTTTTACCAATATGCCTCTGTCCAAGTCGTAAACGCCGTCCGAGAATGCCAATAGGTTAGGGCGCTGGTTTGGCTCCGCTGCCAGCTCCACGCGTAGCCTGTTGATGATAAAACCCACGTTTGTGGTGCTGGCCTTTTCTTTAAGAGTATGGATGATTGCGTACTGTATATCATCTTCCGGGATTATTTGGTAGCTTTTACCGTCAAAATAGTAGAATGTTCCGGCGCTAAAAAAAGCGCTCTTAGCGCTTAACTGAGCTAGTAGTAAGTTACCAGCCGTGTAGTGGTCTTTTACCCCGTCTAGGGCTTCCAGCGTTGCCATATTTCGTTAAATTGTTCTTTGTTATGATCGGGTGCAAAGTGCATAAAAAAGCTACTGTCATGTATCTGCAAATCGTGTAAATACATTTGCCAGTAAGCTGTGCGCATAACAAATAGCATACAGCTTTTTAGACGGTCCTCGGCTATTGCAAGCCGTTGCTTTTCCTGGGCTCGTTCAGCCTGGAGCGCCGTATAGTAACGCTCCAGGTTTTGAACGGGAAAGCCTTTAGCCCTCTGCGAGCTCAGATAAAGCGCTAGCGCGTCCATTGTTAAAAGCTATTTGTAGTTCCTTATCGTATAGCTCCCAGTACTTATCCTCGTTGGCTACGTGAATGCCGTTGGCTTTGTAGCTGGAAATAATAATACCTAGAGCTGTATAGTCACGCAGGGCCTCGTTGCTCAGTTCGCCAGTATTTGGCGGCGTCGTTTTTGTTTGTTTTGTCATTATCTAAAAATCCAAAGTGGTTAAAAAATCGGTTTGTAAAATCATTAGGTATTAAACCGTTGGCAATGCATCGGTTTTTTCGCTTCGTTCGCTCATCCGGGTGCGCTCCAGCTGCGATATAAGCGCGAGCATCTGATTCATTTCTAATACTGCGACTGCGCCCTTTCGGTTTCTTTTCCATAGCACTACGTTTATTGTGGTTTTAGGCATCGCCTCCAGCGTCTTAAAAACGTCCAGCCCTCTCTCCACGTGCTTGCATTGGAAAGCCCAGTTACCTGTCTTCACTAAGTCCAAACCGGCAGCGTCTGCCGCCCTGTCCGTGCTCCGGGCAGTCACAACCTGCGGCCAAATCGGTCGCAACAAATGGGCACAAAGTAGCTCCCACCTGTTCCCCTTTTGTTTTGCGTTTAGTGCCATATAACTCAGCTAAAAGGTTAAGGTGCGCGGCTATTTCCCCGCGCTTACTTTTCTTAGAACGGTAAGTCATTTATTGGCGCTTGTTTAGCATCTACTCCCTCCCATAAATCGTCAAGGTTGGCGCTGGATCCTTGGTACTCTTTTAAGTCCAAAATAATAGCGCCATTTATGTAAAGTGAAAGACCCTTTTTGCCCATATATTCATAAGCTTTTAAAGTGCCTTTTACTTTCATTAGGCTGTCATTACCAATTAAGCCTTTAAATTCCTTTTTATCTAAGGTATATACCTTTGGTAGGTTTTGGCTTTTTAGGGTTACAAATGGCGGTACTTGCTCCAGTTCGTCGCTGTCCTTTTTGCGCTTTTGCACTTTTACCACGGCAGCGTAAACGCGCTCCCCTAAGTTTGCCAAATCGTCTATGCTTTCCTTCGATAGCACTAAATTGGTTTGGTACTTTTTGCTCATGTCTGAGGGTCCGGCTGCCTCTGTAATTTTAGCCCACTGGGCTAAGCCGGTTAGTACCACGTTGTGGCCTTTAATGTAGTCAGGTGTCATTTGTTTGGAATTACTTTTATAGTGTCTTGCGTGTACTTAACGTGACTTAGCGGCTCTATTTCGCCCGTTTCGTCGTCTAATAAGGTGCGGCCATTTAGGTAGGCAGCATAGGCCATTTTAGCCCTGCTCTCTATATGGCTCATTTGCCCCTTGAGCACTTGCCATTCTTCCAAGTGGTCAAAGCTGTGGCGTGCTGTGCCCTTCATAAGCTCCACGCGGAACCCGCCGTATACAGCTGGTCCCGTGTCCTGGACTTGCTGCAATACCTGGGGCTTTAGTTCCTCCATGGCGTTCTCTAAAAAGTGCCAGGATGCCTTTATTTCAAGGTAAGCGCGGTGCGCTTCAATATCGCCATCTTCAACCTGGTTGAAAAGGCGTTCTACGTATGCGTAATCTACCATCTGCTTTCTATTTCAAGGGTGTTTAACTGGCTCAGTTCAAACCGTGCTTTTGCTACTCTTATGCTAGCTTCCTGTAAGATTAGCATATAGTAGCGGTCCGCTGGTTGCTGGCTTACGCGTAGCCGTCCGTGGATTGCGTTAAGGGCTCTGTCTACGCGCTCCAGGTGCCCCTCAGCTGTTTCTAAACTATTCATTTCGCAGTGTGTTTACAGTTTTATCTATCAGCTCGTTTATGTCCTTGCGGTCCCGAATAAATAGGAGCACCTGGTAAATACGTGTAGGGCTGTTGCCGGTTACATCGGCAATAACCTCAGCCTGTGCCCGGACGCTGTGAAAGCCCAGCGCGTGGAGCTGTGCCATCTTAGTGTAATAGTCAAGGGTCATGATGCAAGCCAAAAACAAACCCACAGCCACGTGAAGCCGGCCGCGATTAGCTTGATTGAGAAAAGTAGGTTTTTCATAATAGTGAGGTTTTAGGATGCCACAATAGTATGAAGTGTATTTGAATTGTGCAAATTATTTTTTAATAAAAATAAAAAAGGGGCACAAAGCCCCTGTAAAATAAGGTATTTAGGCTCCTTATTTTTTTCGCATCAAACGCTCCAGGGCTGCCTGAATGATTGCGGGGCGCTTAAATACCAGGCCCACGATAAAGGCAATAGCGGTAACGATAATTTCTTCCTGTGTCATTTATAATTAAGGTACTGCGTCTTGTTTTTAACCTGGACGGCGCGCAGCGTTTGCCGCTTCAGGTCTTCAATATCAAAAGAAACGTGCACCCAGTCGGGACCGTCTTCTAGTGTTCCAAACTCAAAAATAAGCTGCGTGTACGAACCGTAGGCTTTGAGTAGATTAAATATACGCATATTTTCCGCGCTGTTGCCCTGGTCAATGTCAGCCGCCATACCAAAACAATGGTGACTTGTTGCGCTGCCGCCTACGGCCTTGTTTAAGGCGACCGATCTGTACCCGGAGCTTATGCGTATTGGCTTGCCGTAAAGGGTGCGCAGTGGCTCCAAAACGTGCTCACAAAGTAGCTCTAAGTTTTGCACGTACTCAGGCGTGGGCATATTGTTTATACCCTTACGCTGTGCCAGTTGGCTGCGCGTGAGTTCGGCCAGGCTAAAATGCTTACTTATTTGCATTGCGTTTTTCGTTAACGTAGTCGCGGCGCCACTTCCAAATAGTATAGCCTATATTTAGGGCCATTAACGTAAGGCCAAGGGCTAGCTGGAGGTTGCTCACCAGGATGCTAAGCAAACTCATTAGCCACAGCCTGGCAGTTTCGTGGATGCCTTCGTCGCTCATAACTCAATAGGTGCTGGAATTTGGCAGCAAGGTGCGCCTGGGTTTACCTGGCAAAATTCGGTTTGGTAGTCGCTTTCCCAGCCAGCAAAGGTATGCACCCCGCAAGGGTCAGGCCATACAACGTAAGCCGCAAAGCTAGTAGTAAGCGGTTCGCCTGCCCAAAGAATATCTACGCTCACCTTAGTGGACTGCTTAACGCAGACCTGCATACCTTCCGGGTCGGTGCCCCACTGGATGCATAGCTTGCCCAGCTCCACCACGGCGGTAACCAGTTCGCTGTCCCAAACTTTTTCAGTGCTACCGTCCGGGTTGGTAACAGTGTTCTGAATTTTAGCCTTTGCCGTCGCCCATTGCGTAGGCGTAAACTCGTATTTTAGGAATTTCATAGCGTAGTGAGTTCTGCCAGTTGGGCGTTGGTTAGACGGGTCTTAAATAGGAGGGTTTGGTTTATATTTTTACTATTCAAGCCTGCGTATTGGTTGTTTGTTAGGTTAATATCGCTGAGTGCTGCGCTAAAAGCAATACTACCTGCGTTAGTTCCCACCAATGTTCCATTTACATAAAATGCAGAGTCCCCACTTTTGTAGGATATAGCCATTTTAAACCTTCCGCCTGCTGCCGTTATAGCGTATTGAGCAAAAAACAGTGCGGTAGAATTTGAATATATCCTTGTCAACAAATTTCCTCCATTTGATGCTAAAAATATATCATTTACTCCAGCGCTTGCAAAAGTGAAAATGTCATTTGCAGCGTTATTTGGCAAATTAACGTCCACAAAAATAGTCCCCTCCGTCTGCCCAATTAGCGAGCTAATGCCCGTCTTACTGGCTGCGTCTGCCCCACGGGTTACCGAACTTGCGCCAGGCGTTGGAATGTAAGAGGTAGCGTAGGCTCCCGCTTCAAGCTGTCCGCCCCAAATAAAACCACCGCTTGTACCATCTCCTGTAAATTCTGGGATGTTATCTGCTCCCAAAGTATAACCAGTTGACGGGATTACCAGTAAGACGGGGGCAATGGTAGTTGTAGTGCTGGTTGCCGTAGCCGTAATTCTATACCAGCCGTTACCGACGGAAGTAATACTGCTTGAAGTTAAGCCCGAAGTCGTTACAATAGATTGCGTTGCAAGGTTGTAAATAACGTAAGGATTACTAACAAGCCCACCAAATCTAATAAACGCATAAGTGTATTCCGAAGACTTAAAGTATGCTGACGTTGTAAAAGCATCACCAATGGCTACGGTAAAAATTTGTGCAACATATTTATCTCCAGCGGTTGCGTTTGCAATTACTTTATCCGCATTGATAGTTCCGTCTGGACTTGTGGTAGCGTTAGCTGTTATGGTTACTTGCTCTTTTGTCCAAGCCGCATTATTCAGCTGCTCCGAGTAGGTAATAAGATTAGTCCGCTGTGGTTCAAGCAACAAACGAGGGCAGGTACTACCTAGGTAGTCAAGGCGGGGTACGTTGCTAGCCACGGCTTCAATTAGCCCGCTGGAGTTAACGCGCGTAGCTGTACTGGCACGGGTAAAGGTCAAGTCCCCGGTTCCGTCGGTGGGCTTAACGCTATATACTTTGGAGGTCTTTTGCGCGCTGGGAATTAGCACCAGGCTGGCATCGTCGTAAAAACTCATTTGTTCAGTTTTACTAGTTCGTTAGCTACACACTGGTAAGCCTCAAAGGTTCCACCGTCTGCAATAACGCGCGCCTGGTAGGCGTCGGTTTGGTTGTAGGCTATGGAGCGGCCGCTCGCAATAATCGTAATAAAAAGATCGGGCCTCATTGTGTAAATTTATTAAATACTTTGCGATTGACGGCCAGCACTTTGCGGGGTGCCGCTGTGCATTTCCAATAAGGTAATGTTAGCCCCGTCGTGCGTGTACGTTAGATTAATTGGGCGGTAGTATTTAGCACCCCAAAAAAAGCGGTGAAAATACTGCGTAGGATCATCCAGGCTTACCTCGTAATACTCAAGCGGGCGTGTTTGCTTTTCCATTAAGTAGTACGCTATCAGATAGTTAAGCGGCAGTTCTTCCGCGCTCCACTTACCCAGCGATTGAGCGTAAGTAGTGCGCCCGGCGTTTGTAAAAATTCGGATGCCTGGGGACAAAAGCAAAGAGGCGTAACTATCGCCGTGGTACGTTTGTACGTTTTGGTTGAATCCTTGGACGCTTTTACTGTTGTCAATTTCGTAAGTGAGGCCACTGGCTCCAGTGGTGCCGTGGTATTTGTAACTCCACTTTAATGCCTCCAGTGGTTGCGGACCGCCAAACGGGTTAGTCGGTAAACTGCTGCCGCCCGTTTGTATAAAGTCAAATTTGTGGTAAATAAGTCCAATACCTAGCGGCAAAGGTGTAGCTGGTAGGTGTACGTTATTATTATTAAAATCGTAGGCAGCTTGCACGGGTACGCCGCTCAGGTTTAAAATGTGGTAGTTATTGTAATTCCAGGACTTGTAAGCTATTGTAGTTAGCCAGGCGTTGGACCCGTTCCAATAGTAAGTACCAAACGGCGTCTGAAATTCAACGTAATAGCGCAGCTCAAAATCAATAATTCCAGTGTACCCAGCCGGCAAGCCAAAAACTAAACGCTTTGTAAGATTGTAATCTAAATGGTTGCTGCCGTCGCTCAAATAGGTAGCGGCATAAATGTAGCTGCTAGCGGCCTTAAATAAATCGCCACTGCCTCCGGCTTCGTAACCGTCCACAATTACACTATTAAGGTCGGTAACGCTGTAATACTTAGCGGCTGGCTTAAAAGTAAGTAAGCCGTCTGCTATTACCATATCTAGGCTAGGCGTAGTAAGTGAGGTAAGGCGGCTTTGATACGTGCCGCTTGCATTGTAAAGGTCCCAGTATGCGGGTTCGTCAATCCATACAGCACGGAACCAAAGGTACCCGTCCTTTTGATACATTTGCATTCCAAAAGCGGCAAGCAAACTGTCCAGCCATTCGCGCGTAGTACGCCACTCAAAAGTATTTTGATTATACAAATAGTGGTATTGCGTGGTGCCGGAGTAGTGCAAAATAGTGCGGTCCGTTGGCGCGCTTTTGTGGGTTATGTTTTCGGAAAGGTAAAAGCCAGTAAACAAGTTCCAAAGGCCAGCGCTGCCCAGCTGCCCGGCAATTTGATCCGTAAACGGTAGTATGGTATTATTCCAAACGTATCCATTGGTTAACTGGTCTAAGGCACCAAAGCCGTCGGCAGCCGCTAGCGTGGTAACGCGCAGGCCGTTTACTACCTCACGCGCGCCGAGGTCGCCAATAAAGGCACCCGCCCAGTTCAGAGCTGGCCCCATTCCTGGCTCCATAGTACCGCTGTCTGCGCTTACGCGTGCGGCAAAGGCATTGTACTTATTTGTATAGTCGGGCTCACCTAGCGCCTTTATTTTGCTTCCTAGGCAGTTCTTTCCTTTGGTATATACCTTGCAATAGTAAAAGCTGGAGCTGTCGTAGTTTATTGTAAGCAAAGCAATAAACGGGCTGGGGCCGTCTAGTACCTGGAGGTCTAGCTGTGAGGGCACTATACCAGGCTGGAATTTGTCTAGCCCTTCGTACCGTATTGCCCAGTCCACTACGGTAAATTCTTCCGGCTCAAAGGTCGGGCTGGGTGTAAACGGTGGGTTAATGCACCAAATTTCAAAATAGTGCTCAGCCGTTTCGGCGTAGTGTGTAAGTAAATCAGCCACCTATGCGGGAAATATCAAAGTTTGTGCGCGAATTGCTTACAAATATATCATTCCCACGGAGCACAGTACGGCCACCGCCTAAGCCACCGCCGCCTATCATTCCAGCTCCAGCTCCCACCATGGAGGGTACTGAGCTTCCCATCTCTAAAAACTGGCCACCTACGCCGCCCATAGCTTTGTAAAGGCCGCTAAAGGTTTGGCCAAAGTTCAAGCCCTTAACGCCTGGTATTCCCAAAGCCATAAGCGCAATAGCTAAGGCAGCGGCTGCGGCTGCGGTTGCCATTATTTGCGCAACCATTTGTTTAAGGCCGTGTATAAACGTCTTAAAAAAGCTTTCACCGTTTACCAGGGCAGCATTAAAGCTTTCGCTAAGGATGCGGCCCATAGTACCGCCCAGCTCGTTAAATATTTTCTGTTGACGGTTCAAGTCAACGTAAACGGTGTTAAGGTCATTTATTGAAGGTATAGCCTTTTGTACCTGAATTTGCATACCGGCTACCGAATTGCCTACCTCATTAAGACCTTTAGAAACTAAATTTATAGTTTCAGTTTTGGGCATCATTCCCTCCACTGGCTTCGTTAGGCTGTTTATTCTGGCTTGCAATAGCTCTATTTCCTTGCGTAAATCTTTAAATTTCGCCGTAGAAACGTCTACATTTTCAAATTGTTCTTGTAATTCTTTTAGCTTTTCTCTTAGAGTTACAAGCGTAGTAACGTTTTTTACTACTGTTGGATTAAAGACCTCATATATACGTTTGGTATCTTCTAGAGCACGGTTTTGTTGCTCAATAGTTTGAGTAACTGAATCCATTGCCGACTGAAAAGTACCCGGCGTTTCCTGTCCAAAAAAGAATTTATTTAAAACTCCTGGGTAAACAGTTTTAACTACGTCAGCAATAAATTGCATTTGGATTGCAAATTTGCTAATTTCATTAGTGTTTTCGGAAATAGCTTGCCCAGCTTTTGCTTTCCAATTTTCCCAAGCCGTTGCTAGCTGTTTTGTTTTTGTAGTAGTATCGTCAGCTGAGCTGCCCATTTTAGCCAGCTCTTCGCTTGCAATTTCACCTACCGCTTTGGTTACCTCTGCAATACTAGCCGCCTCAGCACTTACGCCCCCAAGTTTTTCGCGTAACTGTACAGCGGAAATACCAAGGTTGTCCAAAATAAGCGGCGACTTACGTCCAATACCGGTAACAATTGATTGCGTTAAGTAGTCAACCTCTTGCCCTGTTTCCTTAGCTCGTTGCTGTGCAAAGGCAAATAAATTACCCAGCTCTTGAATAGGTATTCCAAAGTTACCGGCCTGTATGCTTTGCTGCATTAGCTGCAAATCGCTTACCAGCCCCTTTGTTGACTTACGTAAACCCTCTAGAGCTTGATCATCACCAAAGCGTTTAAAGCCTTGTTGTGCCGCCGTGAGCTGGTCGCCCATCTTAACGGCTTCCATTGTGAAGTCCTGAATAATGCTAACGGCAAAACTTGCGCCAATAACATTACCTATATTTTGTATGTTCTTAGAAAAGTTTTGTAACTCCCGGTCAGCGGTACGGATGCCGTTACGAAACTCCTTAGTATCTAAGCCTAGCAGTAAGCGCGAAATAATTGTATCAGCCATCTTTTGCTATCTTAAATAGTTTCTCAATTCCTGAGTTTCGTTTTTCGTCGTCAAATCTTAGCAAGTCGGTAGGCTGGAGGCCGCCCTTCTTTGCATTACCGCTAAAATTAGCTACTATTGTAGCTAGCCACCTGGTGCGGGCCCAGGCGTCCTTTTGCCCTGCGTAGTAAGCCTTTAGCGTCGCTTCAATCTCCGCGCCCGTTAAGCTGAGCGCGTCGGCTTTGCTAAGCCCTATTCTCCCGATTAGGAGGCCCAGTAAAGTTACTGGACCTCCTTCGGGGAAAAAGGGGCGTTTAAAAGCGCCGGGAGGGCCTCTACGGAATTAGCGCTCAATTCTTCAATAAACTGGTCAAGCGTTGGCTTTTCTTTAGTGTTCCAAAAGCGCTGGCAATAAACCAGCACTATGGTGTCCCTTAATCCTAAACCGTCACCAACCTCAGCCATACGCTTGCCAGTTAATTCTTCAAATAGTAACGCTGCCCCCAGCGCGAATTTTTGCCCCTTTTCCATTATGCGTTAGTTCCTACGTTTAACAATCCTACACCCTGAAAACTGAAGGTAAAAGTACCGTTATCCTTGTCCGGTTGTGAGCTAGAAAAGGAGGTAAGAATAACCAAACCGCTGATATTAGTTTCTCCGACTGTCGGAGTTACTGAACCAGCCGCGCAAGGTGTAAGTTTTAAGGTAACGCTAGTGCCTACCAACGGGTACAAATCGTCCGGGTTCCACTTGCTCCCGTCGTCGTCGCCAAAGATAGCGGTGCCGCTAGCGTTCCAGCTTTTTGCACTCGGTGCAAAGGTGCGCCATACAGCTGAATCCTTTGAGGTAATTTCCCGCGTGTCGCTGGTAATATCAAAGGAACACTCTGTTTCATTGGCAAAACCTTTAAAGGTTGTGCCGTCCGTGCTCATTAGTACGCGAAATTCGGTACCTGAATTTGTTGCCATTAGTAGGTAGTTTTAATTGTAAAAGTAAAGTCAGCTATCAAAAGGACGTTTTCAGCGTCTTGATTGTAAAGGGTTTGGGCGTTTGTCATCCACGCGGAAAGGTACGCAGTATTTCCGTTGGCCGCAAGGTACGTGCGTATGGTTTGTAGTGTGGTCTGCGCATTGTCAGCGCTGGCCTGGTATATGTACAGTTCAGCGTTTACGTTCTGCATTCGGTAGCCGTCTTTGGTTTCGGTTACCTCTAAGCTGTCCATTTGTAGTACTATATGGTCTGCTGTGCTGCCCTGGGGGGAAGCCATAGCGTAAACGGGCAGCCCCTGAGCAGCCGTTAAAGCATCGCGTATAACTTTAAGGTAGTTCATTTTAGAGCTTGTCTAAGCTGTTGCTGCCATTTGCTTTTACCGACGCGATCAATTCGGGCACGTGTTGAAGCGCCCAGCGCCTCCCAAGCCTTGCCCATATAGTCCTTAGCCTGGTAGCCTTTATTGGTGCCAGTTGCACGGCGTCCGTACAGTTGCATAAAGGGGTAGCTTTGAGCGTCGCCCTTTGCCTTAGTTACGCGCGTAGGGCCTATCCATACGCCTATTTCGTCGCGCCAAGCTTTTACCCTAGCGCGTGTAACTTTAATAGCCTTAAAGAGCTCGTTTGTGCCTGGCTTGTTTACGTCTTCGTAAGCGGCAGCGCGTGCTGAATTTCGCAGCGGCGTGGCTTCCTGGCGTAGTGCACCGTACAGCTCTTGCAGCCTAAGTTTTTCAGGTGCATTTTGTAGCTTTTTGCGCAGCTCATCAAGGCCAACAATTCCTTTTTGTTTAGGCATTGTCTTTCAGTTTGCACTTAATAAGGGTATAGCGCTTGCGGCCTTCCGGCAGCGCGCTTATTACCTCATAACGCTGACTAGCAAAATCTAGCTCCCAGCTGCCCAGTACGTCGGTGCGGTATCGCACGCGCCAAGTTACTACGGCGCTGCTTTGCATTTGATCGCTGACAAAAGCCTCGGTACCGGCTCCCTCGTTTATTACCAGCATAGCATAGCAAGTGCCAGCGCTCGCAAAGGAACGCAGCACCTGCCCGCTGTTATTTGTGGTAACGGTGGGGCTGTAAAGAGTTATGCGGCGGTCTAGCGTCACAGTGTATTTTTGTAGCGGAAAAGTACGCGGTCAAAAAAGCGCGGAGTAGGTTGCGGCAAGTCGTCGCCGTAATCAAAGCCATATTTAACGCGCTGGTAAATTGCGTGAATTACGTCTTTCGGACTGCTAGTGTTCCAGCCAGCGGCGTAAACAATTTCCAATTTATCGCCCTCCACGGAAGGCGTAAGGTAACCGTTTAAAAGCGTGTACTCAGTGTCGGCCACGCCGTCCACTTTCACGTATGTAACCGCACCTATGGGCCAAAAGGGTAGAGTCATTGACTCTACCCAGTTGGTTACCACGGTAACGGTTGCGACTCCCACCACCACCTGGGCGTAGCTTAACGCTTCGTCACAGGCTGCACTGTATAGGAAAGTTAGCAAACTGTCGTCTGCGCTTCCGTCTACTCTGCAAAAAGCCTTTACCTCAGTGAGGTTAATGGCTGCCGGGGTGAAGTCTATTGTTGTCATTAAATCGTAACGTCGTCAGCAATAACAAAGCTCTTAGGACGCAATACTGCAATGTCCATAAAGCGCTCCACGTAGATGCGGACCGTAGAGCTCAGCATCTCGGTGTAAGGGTCAATCAGCAAAGTAGCTCCGCCCCAAAATCCGATCTGTACGTCTTCAAAATTACCGAAAAGGATGCCGTACGTGTCAGGCGTTCCGGTGGTCTTTTTGCTCAAAGTCGTAGAGTAGATGTTGTAACCGTTAGCAGTTTGGACGGGGTCCAACATACCCTCCACCAGGAAGCGGCCGCTACCAGCGTCTACTTTAGTCTTTTTCAATTTAGCCACTACGTTAGGATGCGTAACGTAACCCAGGCGTCCACCTAAAGCGTTGTTCGCCGCCAACAAAGCCTCCATGTCTACCAAGTCGTCATAAGACAAAGCGCCCAAAGCCAAGTCTTGAGGCGTGCCGTTCAAGGCAGTGTAAATACCAGTAGGCTGGTTAGATGCTCCAGTTCCTACCAATACCGCCTGCTCCAAACCTTTGTTAAAGCTTTGGTTCAATTGATTAATCATGCGCGCCTGGATGCCTTGGCTGTATTCCTGGGCCAACAATTGATTAGATACAGCGGCAGCAATTACGGACCGCTTTGGTGTCATAGTAATGGTGCTAAAGGTCAAGTCCTGTGCAGAAGCTGCGCCGGTTTCCGTGTTCCAGTTCAACGTGTAGTCAGAATCCTGAACGGGAAACTGTACGTTTCCAGTCAAACCTTCAGCTACGGAGCAAAGGGAGAGCATAGGGGTATTAGGGTACAAAAAGTCCACGTACTTACCCGGATCCGTGTAAACCAAATCACCGCCCAAGTTGCCACCAGTTCCACCGGTAACTGTGTTGGTGCGCAATTCACGGTTCAAAAACTCAGGCATATGGATGGCTGCCTGGTTTTCGCCACGGCTTTCTACTCCCAGCTTATTGCGCTCAGCAATACCTTCCTGGTTCATTTCAGCTTCTACTCCGGTCAATTTACCGTTGCGAGCTTCGCGGATGGCCTTAACAATGTTAAAGCTTCGCAGGTCTTTCTTTTGTGAAGCGGAGAAACCACCAGCAAAAGCTGAGGCGTCCACTCCAGCCGCCGAATTTTCGGCAGGGTCTTGGATGTTTTCCATTTTATTAGGGGTTAAATTAATTTCGGTTTCAATCACCTGGGCCGCGCGGGCGCTCTCCAGGCTTCGCATCGCCACGGCAGTGGATGGGTTCGCTCCGCGTGGCGTCAGGCTAATATCAAAAATTTCGGCTACTTTGGTAATAACACGCGTGGGCTTTTCTCCCTTTACGTTCTCCCAGCGTTCCTCAGCAACAGTAAAGGCCCAGCTTGCCTGGTCTAAATCGCCGCGCTCTACTAAGGTGCGGGCTTCCTTTCCTGTGCTGGTTTCAGGTGCGGTAAACTCAAAGTAAAGGCCCTGGTCGTCAGCGCGAAGCTCTAGCGTGCCCTTGCCTTTGTTGCGGCGGGCGAGCACGTAGTCGTAGTTATGGTTTAAAAGCGCGTGAATGTCGTAGGCGTCTACCTCGGCAAAAGCGCTGCGTTCTATGCGCTCATTAAAAGCGCCCATGTCGTAGGCTTCGTAGTTGGCCGCATAGCCAAAGATTAAGCCCTCCTCAGCCCCGCCGTTAAGCGGTAAGCTGCGTATCTCCTTCTTCTCTGTTGATTGTTCCATTTTCAATATCTCCCATTGTGCTCATGTGAGCCGGTTTGTTGTATTCGTCGCCGCCCTCAATAGGTGCCAGCCCTTCGCTTTTGCGTATTTCGTTTGCGCTAATTGCGCCGATATTCCAATAGCTTACGTTACGTTGAACCTGCGCCATCATGTCGCCCCGCATAAGGCTTTTAAGGTCCAGCTCAAACTCCAGCGCTCCAGTTACCAGTTTATTGGTAAACTCCATCTCAATCTGCTCACAAAGCGGACGAATGCAGTCGCTTACAAATTGTGCGTTCTGCGCTTCAATTGATGCGTTTTGGCTTGAGCCCTGTAAGTGGCCCACTTTGTGAGGCGGCACTTTAAAAATGCGGCAAATTTCCTCAACACTGAAATTCATGCTTTCAATGTACTGAGCTTCCTGCATGGAAATACTTACCGGTTTGTACTCAGCTCCGGCCGTTAGTACGGCTGTCTTTCCGCTATTGGCTCCGCTGTAACGCTGGTCAAACTGGCGGCCAAGGTCTTTAAGGCGCTCTACGTCCCGGATGCTGCCATCCAGTTGCAGTATGCCCTTGGGCATTGCACCGTTGCCGTAGAAACCGCCCAGGTGTTTATTAGCGGCCATAGCCGTGCCAATAGTTTCCTTTGCGTAAATAATAGGACTGAGGCCGTTTATACCGTCTATGGTCCAGGCTTTCAAGTGAATTATTTGCGACGGCTCCAGGCGCATAGTCACGCCGCCCGGTAGGTATAAGCTGTAAATAAGGCGGCCGCTGGTAGTATCAATAGTAACCAGGTCGGTGTCTATCATCTCCAGCGCCGTAATGCGTCCGCGGTTCCTTACTGGCAGCACGTAGGCGTTACCGCGAAGCAATAAGCTATTAACAAGCGCCTGGCGCCAATAGTAACTATTGTATGCCTCAGACGGCTTACGGCTTACCAATTGATCCAGCTGGCCCTCAATTCGGACCTTACCCTGCTCCGTTTCCGCAAAAAGATGGAACGGTAGGGAGGCAATTGTATCTGAAATTAAAGATACGCAAGCGTAAACGGTGGGTACCGTTGGCGCGTTATTGCTATTTACCGTTTCGCCGGCGTTGGTTTGGCCTCCACCGATAAGCTGAAAAAGCCAGGGCTTCGGGTTAATAATGCCCGAAATACTCCGGGTTACTCGTTGTAAGAATGAGGCCATTATGCAAAGGTTACGAAATACATTTTAACTAAACAAAAACAATATCTTCCTTTTCGTAGATACTGGTATTAGCCTGGGCGTTGTGGACGTACCCGGCCAGCGCTGTAATGAGCGCGGCGGTGCCGTCTATTTTATCCGGTGCCTTGGACTTGTTAAAGGTCCAGTTATCATTTTTATCTATTTGTAAGTTTGTGTTGCTGATATGCCAGGCAGTCACCGGGTTGCCGTCGTGCCCTATGCGTTTCTGCTGGACTAGTCGGTACAGTAGCTTCATGGGCTCATTTATCATTAACACGCCCTGCCGAACCTCAAAACAAAACTTTGCACCGTATCGCTGCCGCACCTGGTCTATGGTTTCCGCTGCGTTCCACGGGTCAAAGAAAATCGCCTCTACCGGGTAAGCTTCACAAACCTCAAATATCTTGCGTACGCGGTCAGGCGTGGTATTTACCTCGCCCTGTATTACCTCCACGTGCCCGCCCTTCATCCAGTTGCGCACCAGGTTAGGGTATCGGTTTTTTCGTTTGTCCATGGAGTGCTGGGTAATTTGGTAGAATTGCTTTGTATAAAAGCGCTCCCCTCCGTCCCAAAATAGTAGGACGTAAGCCGTCCAGTCATTTACAGCCGCAAGGTCTACGCCCATATAACAACGCCAGGTACCTAACCCTGCCGGTTCCTTTTGAATGCAGCGGTTCCAGCTGCCTAGTTCAATATAAGGCTGCGCGCTTCCGGCCCATTGGTTAAGGTGCAGCTTGCGTAAAGATAAAAGAGTAGGTTCGTCAAACTTAGCCGTGTTACTCAGTTCCTGAAGGTACTCCAGGGAAACGGTCACGCCCAGGCTAGGGTTAGCCTTAGCCCATACAGCCGGATCGTGCGGATCCTCGGTGTCCTTTGCTCCGTAAATAATGGGCAAAAAGCTAGGATCTTCTACGTCGCCGTTTAAAACTTTGGTTGCATATTCGTGCCACTTGTGTGCAAAGGTAAAAGCACCGCCTGCCGTGGTAATTGCTATCATTTGGCTAGGACGTGCGGCCATGGAAGTGCGCAGCGCCTCCCATAGCTCCGGTCCTTTGTGCTCGTTCCATGCGTGAATTTCGTCGCACAGTATTAGCGACGGGTTAGCGCCGTGGTTACTTAGGCCGTCGCTGGTAATAGTTTTAAGAAACCCCGGCTTATTGAGTAGGTGTATTTCCTTTCGGTAAGGTATCAGCGCTTGCTTCAGCACCGGGTTCATTAGAATGGTATTGCGGACGTAGCCGAATAAGATACCTGCCTGCTCCCTGGTGGCTGCCGCAATGATAACCTGTGGGTTCGTACCGTCTTTCCATCCTTTGAGTAGGTGGGCGATTGCCAGCATAGCAATGAATGCACTCTTTCCGTTCTTACGTGGTATTTCCAGCCATACCATCCGCTTGCCCTCGCTCCGTCGTATAAGGTCACGCTGCCACTCCATTAAACGTACCGGCGTACCAGCCGCGGCGTCTTCAGTAAGTACGCAATAGCGCTCAATTGTTTCTTCCGTCCAGGTCATAGCTCTAGGGTAGTTTGGTTGCTCTGCTCTTTGCGCAGTTTTTCAATCATGCGCTTAGCCTGAGCCAGTGAAGCTATGGCCGGGTTACTACGTATAACCAGTTG